ACAACGACCAGAAATAACTATTTGTTTAGCAAAACACACTTTCTTGTCACTAGCATCCATTAAGCCAAAAATAACGTATAAAATAGCTATATCGGTACCGTCTAATGCTAAATCTAATTTTAGATGTTGTTCTGAATTAATAAATCTATCGAGTTGATACCGTGCGGTATGTGTAGTATTATTTGCCATGAATAGTTACCTTGTAAGAGGGGTTATTATTTGTCATGTGAATTTTCTGCTAAAGAAATTCAATCTAATAGAGCCGCTTCCCTAGAGTGGCTCTATTTTTTTCAATAACATATTACTTACTTATCTAAAAAATGGCAAAATAATCCAAAGCAGATAGCGCATGGATGAGGTCATGTTGATGGTGGTATTGGTGAACAAATATATCGACGTGTTATTTGTGTGACTCTAAGTATCGATTAGCTTTTGAATCAATTCTAGCTTTCTGAGGAGCTGATAGCTTGCCTTTATCGGCCATCTGGGTAGCTCTAGCCTTCGCATTTATAGCCCTTCCACGGCTATCGATTGGATATTTACGCTCACCAGGTAGACCAAATTTTGAACTAGGTAAGCTGTTTCTTCTTTTAGTTGTTAGCTTTGCCATAAAATATCCCCTTTGTTTTTTTATTTAACCAATTTTATCAAGTTTTGTCTCAATTTCTATCATTTTGTCGTAGATATATAGAATACTCTTTATCATAAATCGAGTCTTCATAACTTTCTAGTCTGCTATTAACGTTTCTCAATTCGCATACAATACTTTGTTGAATTTCTAGCAATTCCTCTTTAAGTTTTAAGGGCGTTATGTTCTCTGGTATAATTTCGTTGTAATCAATTATTAGTATCTCCGTTAAACTTGTGGCTCAATTGGTTCAAAAATTGAACATGCAATTGCAGCGTTTATTGCTTTGTTCATTATCTCTTGACCTGTAAGATTTCTTATATATTTTTGCTCTTTAAGCCAAATGTGCTGATTTTCAGTCAAGTAAAAATGCACTCTTTTATACTTTGCTTTATTTTCCATATTTTACCTTTTGCGCTCTGGTGTAAGTCACATAACTGTCACCGATTAAATAACCAAATGTACGAAAAAACCGTACAACTGAACCACATTACATACAGTAAAAAAGAGGATAACATGCCGTTTAATTTAGAATATAAAAACGAATATCTCCAACGCAACAATGGGATTACATATACTGCAATAAATGTACACATAAAAACATATAATATCTTTAAAACTATTATCATTCCTCCTCTCTATTTAAATTTTTATATAGCTTTAAACTGTCATTCCATTCAGTTAGCCACGTTTGTTTGATTTTTTGCATGTTATGTAAGTCAGCACAAGGTAAAGTAGCAAATAAAGCGCGCTTAAAGCTACCTCCATATATTTTTGCAGCTTCATTAACTTCATATGCTTCTTTATACAAGTTGCGGCAACTATCCTGTAAATATTCATTTACTATTATTTCATATACCTCGTTATCATTATTCATTGTTATCATCCTTATCGTTATTCATCTTTCGCCAGTACTCTAAAGATCTATTTAATTCCATACCGAAATTCTTTATAAATAAATCTATATCTTCATCCTGTACATCTTGATTAATAAATAATAAACTCAAAAAATTTATTGGTATAGATACCATTCCGCTAAAAATATCGCCAGGGTTTACACCGATATCATTACATACATTTGATATATCACACGCAGTAACAAAAAAATTTCTTGTCAAATTTGTCACTATTGCGTGCATTTTTTCAAGATGCAGCGCATAAGTTTTGCTATCATCACCATTGTTATTATTAACCATTTTGTTTCTCCGTTTTGTGTTTAATTGATAATTTAATGTTTTTTTACTAACATGACTACATGAGTGATTAGCGATACATTTACTAACAGGGACGTTAGTACAGTAAGAAATAGTATCTTGCCATCTTTTTCTATTTTCTCTAATCTTTTTTTTATTTGTAAAATATTAAGCGAATCACTATACATTAATTAATCCTTTTTCAATTAGTTTTTAAGAATACTTGTTAGCTAAATAGTTGCCGATAGTTGTCATATTTTTATTAGATAATGATAAATATAAGTCATCATCAAAATAGTCATCAATACACCAACAATTTAATGCTTGTAAAAAATCATTATCTTCAATGATTACAAAATTTGCGTCCCAATCTTTAATTTTATACACTGAACCAAATTGACACTTATAATCTTTTTCTTCATATCTTTTGAAGTAAAGATTAAGTGATTTACCCCTAAATTCAGTTACTAATTTAAAAACTTCCCTGTCTTCATTTGCATGATACATTGTAGAAAATACTATTTTTTCAAGCTGATCAAAAGTAATGTATATCCTTTCTTTTTTATCAATGAACATTAAATCTCTCCAAATTTATTTGTAATATACACAAATACACACTTGTGTGCAAGTGCTAGTAGACTTATGTTTTAATGCTATCATTATATAAAAACAGGAGGATAAAATGAAAAACTTAGAAGATGAATTTAAAGAATTGAAAGTGCTCATTGATAAGCTATCTTATGATAATGCTGATAGATACGACAAAATAAAAGAGATTATAAGAGATGTTGAGAGGACATCAATTGAAAATAATGCAGAGCTTGATATCAAGCTAGCACAATTTGAAACAGAGATGGAAAAGAGAATCTCCGCTTATGAGTCTATGATAAAAAAATGGATAGCATCACTATGCGCCGGCATCTTAACCGTTATAGCTGCACTAGATGCTATCTTTGCTTTTTACAAGTAATACATATCAATCACTCTTAAAAGTGTTGATGCCTCAATTGCATCAATCACAACTCTTATTTTTTTTTCTTGTAAGCTTTGACATCTTTTTTATAGTCTTTGTCTTCAGCTTTCATCGCTTTTGTAAAAGCAGCTTTGCCGCCTTTCCGCTGTACAGCTTTAGATGCTTTCTTTAAATCATTTTCTTCATATCCGCGACGGTCTGACATTTTACCTTTCATAATTTTATCCTTAAATTTTTCCAAAAATTGTTTTTTCTTTCGGTGCTGGTTTGCCAAGTTTTACTTCACATTTAACATCACCGCCAGTTTTTCCTACTTCTTCAATTCGAGCGTTTTGTTGATCACGCTCTTTTTTTGGGTTGCCGTTATCACCTGGAATTGGCATAATTTTCTCCTTTTTTTTATTATCTATTATAATTTAAAATCAGTCAATTACCGTTTCCTTTTGTTACGTCCGTATGCCTCAATCTGTGCATCAATATTAAAATCTGGCATACCTTTTGCATCTCCTGATGCAACATTAATTGGCTTGGGGGCGCTTGTTGAGCTCTTGCCTCGCTTCATTTTTGCGTCCAGGCGACCAATTTCAGCGGCCTGTTGAAGCGGATCACGTAAGCTAGCTATCTGCTTAAGAGCGTCCGCTTGTGTCTTACTAGCAGCATATATAAAAGCTGCAGGGTCTTTCATACCGCGTACAGCTAGCATCATTGAGTCAGTAATTGGTTGCTTTGATACCGCCTCTTGAAAATCCTTATATTTACCCATGCCACGCGTGAATTTGTCCTCAAAGTCTTGTTGTATTTGCTGTTGCTCTGCTTGCCATTGCTGTTGTTGCTGTTGTTGAGTGCGTTTAGTTATCGTGTTGTCAATCATTGCTTCCAGCTCTGCTTTCCAGTCTCCCTCATCCTGTTGTTGATGTTCCGGTTGATGCTGGTGAGCTTGATTAGCTTGTTCCTCTTGTGAGTTTTTACCGCGCGCTAAACGCTCGCGAATCATGCGATTTACTTCCTCTTGTGTGTATGATCTTTCCTCTGTTTTTTTAGTTTCATTACCGTACTCATCTGTTGCTGAATCTTCTTTTTCGTCTTGTGACTCTTTATTTTCACTCTCCTGTGTTGGTGCTTCTTCACTTGTCGGCTTTGATTCCGCATCAGGTACTTGCGGCTCTGCTTGCTCTTGTGATGCATTTTCTATCTGTTTAACTGGCTCACTGCTATTTGCAGATTGCGTTAAGATATCATCAATATTACTCATTTTGTCCATTGTTTGCGTCCTTTTGTTGATTGTGTTTAATTTCGTTAGTGATAATTTTTACTAAGTTATCACCATGCGCTACTTCTGTATCAGCTTGTGTACGCTGCATTTCCGCTTGATAGCGTAGTATTTCTTCTTGCAGTCTAGCTGCATTCTTTTCCTTTTCATCCTCAAGTTTAGCCCACGCTATTGATACATCTTGTTGCGTCTCTATCGCTTTGCGTTGTAACTCTTGTTTTTTTAAATCTATTTCTTGAGCTTTTATCTGTGCTTGTTGTTGTGCTTTCTGCATCTCAAACTGTAATTGTTGTTGTTGTAGTTGTACCATCTGTTGTTGCGGATCAGGTGCAGGTGGCTTGGGTGGCAACGGTTCGCCCGTTTTTCCAGCTTGAATAATTTCTGGTGGCACTAAAGTTCTTAACCTATTTTTTAGCTCAATTGAATTCGGAATCGGTAGATTTTCAGCGTACAAATCAGCAATCAAGTTAAAAGTTTCCGGTGATGCTTTTAGTATTTCTTGCAGAGATTCCAGCGCCTCTTGTTTTTGTCCTTCGTAGCTAGGTCCTGGCAATATCCTTATTTTATAGTCGCCCTCTGTCATGTTATTTTTAATTTGCGTGCCATACTCATCCAGGGGCGAGTTTATAGCAACTGATTTATTTTCAGCTTCTGGCATTGATAACATTAAGTTTCGTTCAGTGTCATAAATTTTTGGAATCATTTCATTTATTATTTCGCCGGCACATAAGATTGCGTTATTCAGTGAATTGAAAGGTACAAAAGTATTATAGCTGCCACGCTCAATCCTAGAATCAATCGCTGCCCCGGAAATTTCATTTCCCCTATCCCCCATTTGTGCGGCATACATGCCAGTCCCCGTTTGTATGTCATTAACAGTTTGTTGATATTGTTGCATCAAAGCCGGTGATATTTGCCCTGGCATAATTTGTTGGGGCTTATCACCATTTGGGGATTCATCGTAAGTGAGCATGCCCTGGATCAACGCCGGATTACGCCAATTTTGTTCAGTGTCCGGTGATCTAACCGCCGATTTCGGCCCCATAAATTGATCATACCGCATAGTTTTAATTAGGTATGCAGATTGAGTTGCAAGGTAGTTTAAGTACATTTGCGCATCTTTCACATTGTAGAAAAAAGGCCGGCATACTTGCGCGCCATCTTTAGCGTAATAAGAATTTTGGTCTACAAAAACTATGGGTAGTTGCTCGCTTACAAATTCTTCATCTTCTAAAATATAGTCGCCTGCAATTTTTCTAAATTTAACTGTATAGTTTGGAACTTGTCGTTTATTTACAATCGAGACTGGTTCATCACCATTATAAATTTTAAGTATCTCGCCCTCAATTTCAACATCTTCTAATTTGTTAAATTCTTCGCGTGAAATTGTTGAGCCCGCATCATCCGAAAGCTGATAGATAGTTTTTTTGTTATAAATGCGCTCATAATCATATATCACTAAAATTGAGTCGTCGTCAGCAAAAGAAAAAGCTTGCTCGAAATTTTCATCTAGTGAAGTGGCACCTATTTTTTTCTCTAGCGATTTACCGTACAGCGATTTAAACCGCCGGCGTGACATACGCTCTACAAATCCAGCATACATCCCATCAGTTTTACATGGATTTTTTGCAGTTAAATCCCAATAACATTGGGTTGGATCTTTGATGCTTGATATTGTAATTTTTTGCTCGAAGCTTTTATTTGTTTCGTATTCCGTACCGATTCTGAAAGCGCCGTAACCCCCAATAATTGCTTGCTTAAAAGCAGATTGATAAACTTGTTTAGCGTTAGAATCAAGCGAGATATTTTTAACTATCGCTTGTCTTATATCGGCTGTCTCAGCATCAACCTTGCTCATCGGAAAAACTTGCATGTTGGGTGTGTTTTGCATTTGCTGACCTAGCAAATGATTCATCAGTACAGCCAGCTTATTAAAAACTAAGGGCCTCTTATTGTAACGCTGGAACAGTGCTGATTGCTCATCTTCCCATTGATTGCCCATCACGAATTCTTTCCAATCATGATATTGATCTATGTTTTCTCTGAAGTAATTGCGAAAAGTATTAATGCGCTCTCGCACTCTGTAGCATAAGTCTGCTTCGTATCTTGCCACTTTTTTACTCCTTTAGTTTTTACTATTTTACTAGATAAACATCGATTTTTCATAATGATTTAATTGTCTCACCGGACTTGTATGCTCAACTTCGTAGAATCCATGCGCGAAACTTAAAGCGAGAGCATCGGCACCATCTGGAGATGGCATACCTCGCTTTCGTAAATCTATTTTAGACTCAATTTGAAGCTGGCCCGAGCTAGTATATTTATATCCTAGGCAACATAGCTCACCATGCAAGTCATCCGAGTCGGGTATTTTCACTGGCATTTCTTGCGACAACCATTCGCGCATCTCATGCCACAGTTCAGCGCGTAAGTTCCTAAATTTTTCTTTGTCGTTTGCAGAACGCGCAACGTTGATGCCTTGCACGCAGTAGTAGCCCATCTCTCGCATACGGTCGACTACGCCAGCACCAACACCAATGCAATCTATGTAAACTTTTGTTGGCTTTTCTTCTTGTATCACTCTTTTCAAATAGCCACAAATTTCCATCGTATTAAGATTAGCAAGCTTTTCTAAGTTGTACGCACAACGGCCCTTGCGTCTTATAATAGCGGTTCGGTCGTAGCTACTAATTGCAACATCAACACCGATTACTAAAGCTGCATCACTATGCACATCTGCTTCGCGCGCTTTCGACACTGAACGCGTAGAGATAAAAATATTTTCGATTGGATTTAAAAAAGCTTCATCAGCGGAAAAAGGGTACTCGCACTTAAAGCGCTCAACGCCAACATCAAAATCATTACTAAACTCGCGTACTTTTACACGTCGCCAAGCTAAATGCCCTTTTGTCAGTCCGTCTTTTTCATAGATATCGAGCAAGTCTTTTTCATCTTCGCTTAAAGCAAAACCAGCTTTTTGATTTTTATATTCATCTTGCCAAAACCAAGGGATGAAAATTGCTTGATAGTCTGAATCTCCCTGCGTTGCTGCACACCAAAGATTATGGAAATAGTTGCCAAGGCCGTTTGCCGTGCTTT